ATCATCCATACGGGTGAATACGGTGTCATGAAATTTGACAATACTGGCAGTGAGGCGATGGACGGTACCGCTTTGACCTTCGTCGTCACCGACACATCCATCGAGATAGTTCCTGGTACGAACAACAGTTTCCAGCATATTTCCTTCCGTCTAGGCGCTTTCGAGACCATGGACACGAGGACGTTCCAGAAATACGGAACATCGACAGAGACCATGCAGCAGGTGTTCAAGCACCGTCAGATTGATGAACCTGTCATTGTCATCCCGCCGAAGACTACGGGCGACATGATGAACTGGATTGTCGTAAAGTCTGATATGGAGGCAACGCTGAACGATATCGTTGAGCATTCGTTCCTTGAAGGAGACTATGTCTATTACACGTTCTCGACGGAGAAATGCAACTACCTCGTATCCAGCATCAACCGTTCCAAGGATTATTATAAACCCCAGTTGTTAATGTACCACGTAGACGCAAAGCGAGGAGGCAATGCGTCGATGTTTACGGATTCCGATTCTGGGTATGTCACCTGGTTCTATACAATGGATAATAGGTGGAGTGATGCAGGCAAGCATAAGCAAGACCTGTTCCCGCATATCACTTACATGACCCTTACCGACAACAAGCCTGATGTTGGCCTGTGCGACAACCCGTGTTTCGAAAAGCTCCTGAAGGGTGCTGGCTATACTAACCAGGCGGAAATCGACAACTCGTTCGGCCCAGCTGGATATAGTTTCGGAAAGCCGTACATGATTAGGGACTGTACGGTTAACACCCACAACATGTATCAGGTATCTCCTATCATCCGTCGCCGCTATATGGCTAGCCTTGGCAAGAAAATGAACATAACATTGACAAACGTGATTGGACCCGATGTCGGGTCTTCGGTATACGTGTATGTCAAGTCCAAGGAATTGAGGGACGACTTCTTCGCCCCTGACCCGATATACTGCGACGAATATATCGTTCTGGCTAAGCAGATAATTAAAAACGATGGCGGCGGTTATGTTAAAAGCAGTTCAGAAGACACGATAATCACCATGCTTACTCTCGGTTCTCCGAACCTTCTTTACGGGCATCCGAAGGAAATCGAGGAAGAAATGGCGAAAATCAAGTTCCCTGAATACAATGATGCAGCTAAAAAAGTGTAAAAATGTATTTTATCCATTGTAAAGTAGCTGTATGCACCTATGGGTAAGCTTTGTTGTGATGGAAAATTCGATGTTGGCCTCTATAAGCCGTTGTCCCAGCAACTGGTAGATTTTGGCAATGAGTGCTTTTCCAAATTTGTCGACCGAAACACTTTGATGTGGCTGTTCATCTTCTACGATGGCGATAACGATTGCCCTCGTTGCAGGTCTTCCCTCGCCGACATTCACGACTGGTTCTACAAGAAGGGTCTGCTGGACAGCTCCAACTACATGGTCAAGATAGTGGTCGAACCAGAACCCGAGAAATGCAAGATATACACGAACCTGGGTCTAACCCTTAAACCGATGCACATATTCTGCGAACCAGACGGCAAGATTTTCGACATATACACTGGTCTTCCAGACGCTAAGTGGTTGGATAAGCATATTTACCCGTACATACAGAAAAACATCGGCATGAAGAAGGTGTTGTCTGCGATGAAGGAGCAATGATGACGGACATTAACGAACATAGCATAAAAAGGATAGTGGTCGGTTATACGCTCGACTCTGTTATCGAGGCTCACAACCAGGCCCAGAACGTAGAAAACAACGTGGTGTTTTACAGCACGGGAACCTTGGGTGAACCGCTGGACAAGTACAATGATTTCATATCGTATGACGATGCCAAGCGGCTCAGTGTCATTCTCCCAGACCTTGAATTTGACGAGTTCCCTGGATGTGACTTCCTGTATATCCCGTACGAGAAACTGAAATTCAAGAACAGCCACAACGGGTTGATAACGCTTCCGTTCAACAAGCTCAGCTTCGACGATGTCGAGGAATGGAAGGCTGTGCGAGACGGATACCTCGATGAGCATGTGCAGGCGATATTCAAGGACATGTCTAACTCTCCTACCCGACTGATAACCATGTTCAAGCAATATCTCCCGAAATGGTTCGTCGACGGCATCATCAGGAATGTCAGTGCCACTAGGTGGGCTGGCATCCCGACGAGTAACATTACCCTGAACGGATACCTTTACGAGTTCAACCTGAACCAGATTGATTCGGATGGCATCAACATGTGGTATAAGCCGAGAATCAGCTACAACGAGATATGCAAGCGGATATTGAAGAAGGACAAGATTCCTGTGTTCCCTGCGACCAAGGAGGACTGCACGAGGTTCCTGACAGACCGTTCTATCGAGTACGTGACCTTTATGGACAACCGTGTCGACCATTACCTTGGCTACCGTAGCGGCATCTTCGACCGCTGTGTGATGACTGCCGTGCCATGCGAGTTGCCGTCGATATTCGCCAACGATTTTGATAACGGAATTATCCGTACCCCGACTATGGCACACTGGGGTATTTGCAAGTATGGGAACGATGTTCGTAAGCTCTATTCAAAGAAGTTGATGTCCATCATTGATGTTCCTACTTCCGATATTCCGATGACGAAGAACAACCTCCGAATGTACGATGCGTACTCGAAGCTTCTTCCTCTGTTCGGAAACTTTAAGACATTGAATCTTCAGCAGAAGATAACTACCCTTATAAAGTAGCTCATCTGTCATTTGATGAAGGTGGAGCTGGAACGAAGCCCTTACGCTGGGCATACCTCTTGTTAAATTCCTGCTCGTCTTTTGCACTGAGAGCCTCGTAGCTGAGGCGAGTGCCATTCATATTCTTCTTCGACCTTTCCCAGAACGCCAGGTTGTAGTCCAATGTTGTTTCGCTTGAACCTGTTAGGGCCCTATCTGTCGTAGTGTTGTCACGAAGCCCACGGTCGCTCCTCTTGAACGAGCCGTTGAGCGTATTTGGTACATAGAACTCGACATCGAACGTAGCAAGGTCCATGTTGCTGTTGTTGGGATTTATCGTCGGTGCAGCAGTAAGCACGACAGAATTGTATTCGCTCATCTGAATTACATCAAGGTTAGTCCTTGTTCCTGGGGCATAGGTAAGCCATGGGGCGACCATATTCAATGCCGCCTTGTTCTTGTCGACGTCCCAGTCGTTAGCCGTTGCGGCATTCAGTAATTCCACCGAGATGTCGATTTTATGGAACCCAGACTTCGGGCGCAGGAGAAGCGGGGAAATCTGCGAGTTGAACATTGCATTGAAGAAATTGAACCACATCAGGTACTGGCTTTCCACGACTGTCAGGCTCAGTGTACCTGACCTTACTTTCTTCGGCATGTTGAACGTCAGGTCCTTCATTGAATCCATAGAGTCGATGCTTGCCAAATCAAGTGTGGGCTTTGGGAGTGTCACTGACTTGCAGTTCCACAACATATTGAGGATACGCTTTTCGTTGTCCCAATGGTCGGCGATGAAGTTGCTGAACTTTTTCATCAAGTACGCCGAACCGTTGAAAAGTTTCGGTGCGTGCGTGTACTTGTCCCCAGCACAGTTAATCTGCATTATGGTCAACGCCTTCTCCACATACTCGCCACTGAAACCGATATGGAATTTGTTAGGAACAAATCCTTCCGCATGAGTGTAATACTTCTGAAGGTAGCTGTCTGACGACAGCTCCGTATCATGCATCACGGGAGTGACTTCGGTGACTCTGTTATATGGAGTAGACGGATTGCTAGCCATAGATGCTCCTAGTATGAGTTACTGGTCTCTCCACCAGTAACCACACAGATTGCGGACATAAGCGAGTTGGGGTCGGGGAGGCGGATAATCCTCTTTATCTGGTAATTGAACGACATGCTGAACTTCAACGCAGCGGCACTACCTGGTGTAACCGTCAAAGCACTGATGCTCGTCGGGAAACAGCGGTAGTAACGGACAATCATGTGATGTTGAGCCCTGTCATCACCGAAGTGGAAATCGATGTGAGGGATGTACATCAGCCTGTTCCTGTACCTGTGGTCGTACCCGTAGACCCTGTGGTTGTGGTCTAGGATTGGGAATGCGTCCGTCTGACCGCTCTGGATGGTTTCCATGTAGCGGTGAAGTGCCCAGTAGTTCTCGTAGTAGTCGTCACAATACATGCTTATCGAGATAGAGTCATTGTATTCGTTGTCCTCCGTTGTCGGAACATAAACCGTGAACTTGTAATGGCTTTCCTTGGCGTAGTTCAGACTAAGACCAGGGGCAGTGAAGTTGTCGATGTTAGCGTTGACCGTCTCGGGAGGAGGCGCTGTGTGCGCCTTCGTGACGTCATCTACGTGGTGTTTCCCGTCATAGTCGGGGTCGTAAGATACAGGAAGGTCGCCTATACGGCACCTTATGAAACCCTGATGCACGGGCACAGGATTTCGCACAAGGTTACGATGCAACTCCCTGACAGTTCGGGGAGTGTATATAGGCATTTTTTCCGTCATATCTTACTTCTTCACCTTTACGGAACCGACGAGGTTAGCGTTCGAAGTCTTCGGAGGTTCCTTCTTGTATTCTGGCTTTCCGAGTTCAACGAGCTTTTCCGTCTTCTTTCCGTCCATGTCCTTCTGGGCATACTTTGCGAATGCCTTCGGGTTCGGGTTCTTCATCGGCTTGTCGCTCGTCACGACACCGAAGTCGTCACGTCCGCCGACCTTGAGAGTCGGGTTCTTTTGCGGCTTGACGATACCGACGTTGTTCGGGAGGTTCTTTGACCTGATTGCGGAGATAAGCGTCTTCATGTCGCTGATGGAGATTGCCTCACCAGCCTTGATTGGCTTGATGGTGCCAATGAGAGACTTACCCTTGACGGTCGGACCACCCTTAACGGTGTAGGTCGTGTCGACGGTTGCATTGACTGGCTTGAACTTCGGAGTGCCAGAAGTTGCTTCGAGCTGTGCCGTCTTCTTGACTTCTGGTTCCTTCTGAGCTTCGCTCGTCGTTTCCTTGTGACCCTTGATGCGTTCGGCCTTCCATTCCTTGATGGTCTTGAGAGGCTTGACACAGCCGACCTTGTCGTTCGGCATTACCAAACCCTTCTTGGGCGGCTTACGCATGGAATTGGTGTCAGCGGTCGAAACGGAAGCTGCGTTCCAGAACGGGAACACTTCATTCGCATCGAGCGTTTTAACGGGCTTCTTAGTCTCCAAGTGAGCCTTCACCTGGCCAAGAAGTTCTTTCTCTGTCGGAATATCATACATATCCATAATTACATCCTATATGGCAATAGCCAACATTGTTATGCAAATAGTTTATAAGATTGGACAACAAATGAGCTACCGATATGGCGTTTTTATCGCCTCTACGTTATAAACTATTTCTGAAATACACGGTGCAATGCGATGAAAAATATCTTCATAGAGTCGGTAAACAGATACATGGGATTGAATGAGGTGCAGAAAGATGCCGTCATCTCCCTTTATCGTACCTTGTTCGAGGACGGGGCTGGATACAAACCAGCAGCTCCTGCGAAAAAGGAAGAGAAGAAAGAAGATAAGAAAGAAGAACCGAAGGACGAAAAGAAGGAAGATAAGCAAGAACCAAAACAAGACAATTCGTCTGAAGGCGGTGAAGAGAACTTTCCCGCCAACTGGACGAGAAACCGCACTCCGATAAACATGCAGCGTACTGACAAGCGAGAGGTCAAATACATAGCATTGCATTACACGGCTGGTGGTTCGTCTAAGCCTGGACAGGCAACAAGAACCCAATTTACAGCAGGAAAAAAAGCGTCTGCCGACTTCATCGTTGACGATGGCGAAGTGTACCAATACAATCCTGATTTGGACCATTATTACACTTTCGCTGTCGGTGCCGCTGGTGGTAGAGCTGAGGTTGAAAAGTATAAAGCTGAGGCAAAAGAGCGTGGAATGAATGACGCTGCTCGTTATTACGGGAGTGCCAATTACAAGAACACCCTTTCCATCGAGATGTGCAGCAACTATAAGGGTGGGATAAAGGACATAACGACTACGTCTGCACTAGACCCTAACTATTACCTGAGTGATGCCACTTTGGCCAATACGGCAAAGCTTGTCGCTTGGTTGTTGAAAAAATACCCTGGCGCACAGATTATACGTCATTATGATATCACGGGTAAACCATGTCCTGGCCCGTGGTGCCGAAATAATGAGGGCACACAGCAATTTATGTCCTTTGTACAACGCTGCCATGGAACGCCTGCTCCTGCTGACCCAGAGTATGATGATGTTGAAGATGCATTGCTTCCGAAGAACAGCCGTGACAAGGCTTGGCCAGATTTGGCTCGTGAGTTTGCCCCTGATGCAACGGCCACTACGGCAGAGTCGGATGCAGCTATGGCGGACATGGCCAACCAGGCTGGCATAATAGGTGATGCCGCTTCCCTCATACAGTCGATGGGAACGCCAGTTACCAAGGTGCTTGCCGAAATCATCAAGAAGAGTAACGCTGGTGTACCCAACGTGGTCATAAAAGAATTTATTGAGACGCTCGTCAAGAAACCGGAGTTGTTGAAAAATGTACTCAAAGTATTGCCCCAAAAATGATAACTACGCTTTGATGGAAGCCGCATTGAAAGCAATAGATGGTATTGACCAGGATACGGCCAATACTATCATCAGGTTGCATCAAACTGTGTATAAGCCTCAGTTCGAAAGTGTTGGCTCTGTCGTAGGTTTGTCTCTGTCGAGCGTCCTTATAGGAACAGCCCTTCGGTCTTCTGTCTGCGGTCTTATTGCTAAAATCGCCGCCGCTGCTGGTGGTGCCTCTATTCCATTTATTGGATGGGCCGCAGCTGTCGTTATGGTTGGTTTGGCCATTTATGATGTTGCCACCTCAACGTCGAAAGTCTCCAAGGAAGTAAAGGATATCGCTTACGAGGAAGATGCTGTCCAGACAGCGAAAGCTGCTGTGGAAGAGCAGATGTCTAAGAATCCGTTTGCAAAATATGCAATGAGTGCTGCTGACCGTACGAGCGACATCCTGATGACAGCTGGCGGTAGCCTGATGGATAAGCTAGATGCTGTCGCCAAGACGACCAGTGTAAATAAAGAGGACTCTGTCCACACTACGGATGACGATGCATTTGCCGAAAAGTTCGGTTTTACAAAGAACCTGGAGATTGTCGATGCAAAAACTGCACTGAACCATTCGAAGCAGTTCTTCTATTACATGAACGGCATGAATGAGTTTGGCAACAAGGTTATCGACAAAGAAGCCTATGCCGAGTACCTGAAAGGATTTGAGGAATACTGGGAACAGAACAGGGATTTCCTCCCGTATTTCGACGAGGAAGGTGCAAAGGCCAAGATGTTGAAGCAGTATACTGAACAGTATTACAAGGAACAGTTCCTTCCGATGTTCAGCAAGAAGCTGAAAGAAGCATCCGCATACGCAGAAAAGAACATGAGCGTAGAGGATTTGGTAGCCCAAGGACGTAATGAATTCGGCGACGTGGTTGACAAGGACAAATACTACGCTTCAATGGGATTTACCAAGAATGCCGAAATCACGGACATGAATAAATTTGCCAAGGCATTCGCTTACAAGACTGGTTTGGACCTGAGTTACAATCCGTTGACACCCGAGGGAAAAGCACTGCTCGAACGGATGTTGAGAAACCCGTCGGATGAATACCTGAAATATCTCCCTGCTCCTGTGTTCCTCATGACTAAAGAAGACCAGAAGCCGTTCATAGAGAAGGCCCGTGACCCGCATCGTCGTGGTGAATCTCAGGTTGGCCGCTATGGAAAAGAGATGATGGGTGCTGGTGCCGCATCCTACAATGCTGGTGCCGAAGGACAAGTTTCTAATGTGACTAGGCAGCAGGTTCCTAACAGGCAGAACGTACCTGCTCAGAATGCTGCCCAAAACGATATCACCAACGCTCCTGACGTTGACAAGAACGCAGGTCCTTGGCGTACCGTAGGAAAGGAGTTGCTTTCATCACTTTACCATACTGGAAATGACCGTCACAAGCACCTGATGCGTCTTGGGTACATCCTCGATATCAGGAACGGCAAGTACTATCGAATGAGCGATGCGGATAAACAGACCATGCATCAGATTATCATGGAAGACTTGGACAACGTCGCCCACAAGCATGCCGAAGAGCGCAGGCAGGTTAATTTGAGACAGGGTAGATTGACCCGTGCCCAAATGACCGAGGACGAAATCGCCGAGTCTAACAGGAGGGCAGGATTCCCAGCCGACGCATAGCCAGACACAAATAAGGAGAGACACATGCCATTTAACGGAATTCCTAATTTGCGAGATGCAAATGAGCCAGTCAAGCTCGACCTTTACAAGTTAAAGGAAATTAAGAAGTGCGCCCTTGACCCGATTTATTTCATCCGCAACTACGTGTATATCAACACAAAGGACAACGGTATGCAGTTGTTCGACCTGTATGACTTCCAGGAGGCTGCCATCCAGCGGTTCCTGAAATACAGGTTCAATATCAATAAGTGGTCACGCCAGGTGGGTAAATCTACCATTGTGCGTGGCTTCATTCTGTGGTGGGGCATCTTCCATAAGGACCAGCTTATCGCCATGATTGGTAACAAGCTGTCGTTGGCTAAGGAACAGATGCAGCAGCTCCGTGATTCGTACAGCCGACTCCCCGTATGGTTGCAGCCAGGTGTGAAACTGTGGAACAAGACTTCCATCCAGTTTTCGAACAACTCCCGTATCATCGTTTCTTCTTCATCGCCTGATAACATCCGTGGTTTCTCAATCAACCTGTTGTACCTTGACGAATTTGCGTTCCTTAGGCCAAACCTCGCTACAGAGTTCATCGCTTCCGTTATGCCGTCTATTTCTTCGGGTAAGACTACCCGTTGCATCATCACGTCGACACCTAACGGAATGAACCATTTCTACGACATGTGGCAGACATCGTTGGAATTGGAACAGGCAGAGGCCGAGTACGAAAAGGGACACAACGACCTTTATGTTCGCTCCGTTGTTACATGGGACAAAGTACCTGGCCGAACCGAGGCGTGGGCGAACGCAGAAAAAGTCAAAATTGGCGACCAGCGTTTCAGGCAGGAATACGAATGCGAGTTCGTCGGTTCTGGTATCACCCTTATCGACTACCGCAGCCTAGAAAAGTTGAAGGCGTCAGACCCACTTCCGTTTGACAACAGCATCTGGCCCCCAGAGCTGGCCGAAATCACACGGGATATCTCAATGAGGGTGTTCAAGTACCCTGAGCCAGCCAACGTGGTCGAGGCGAAGGGATATTCCTATGTCGCATCGATAGATACGGCGTACGGTATGAGACAGGACTACCATGTCTTGCAGATTGTGAAGGTTTATTCCAACATAAGGTGCGAACAGGTGTTTACTATGTCGTCTAACGCTACGGAAGTGAACGACTTCTGTAAGATAGCGAACATCATGTTGAAGTTCTACCACAACCCGTTCCTCGTCATAGAATATAACGGCCCTGGAAAGTCTACCTATGACTACTTCTTCAACGTGGCTATGTATCCTAACATAATCCAGTTTGATACGAAGTGCCGTGGCCTGTGGGCTACCCCGACATTGAAGAGCAACGTGGTCATCCTCCTGAAGATGTACATCCAGCGTGGGTACCTGACTGTTCACGACTACAACACGATTATGGAACTCATGACGTTCACGCAGAAGACCCAGAATACCTGGGGTGGCGGAGGAAACACGCATGACGACCATGTGACTTCGCTATACTGGATTGTCTACTACCTCAACACGACGATGTACTATGGCAACTACGAGGAAATCGAAAACCTCACCGAGACGGAAATCATGAGGTTGAGCACCGACATGAGGAACCGCTATGTTGATGCAATCGACTTCATCAAGTCTCCCGACGCCATGAAGGAGCAGCATAAACTTGGGGCGCTTGCAGAAGCTAGCGTATAAACTACAGGAAAGCGTGGTGGCTCTATGACGAAAGACATTGACACATTGATGGACAGACTGTACCATAAGGGCGAGATTTCAGTAGACAAGGAAAAGGTGAATCTCCTTAACATCTTCTTGCAACGTGCTTTCCCTCATGTTAGTAAACGGGCTGTTGCAGACGCTGCCGCCTTGCTTGCCGTATATTCCTGCCTTCTTGTTGATGGTAAACGTATTTCAGTTAACGGAAAGGAACTGGATGCCGACGGATTCAGCAAGCTGTTCGATACTTACGCTAAAAAGGCAGCGGGAGAATTTGATAGCGAGGCGGAAATGTATGATTTCTACGGTTCCGCAGTCGTAGTGGCCCTGTACGTATACAAATATACCGCTGGGTTGACTAATACGGAACTCATGTTCAAGAAAACACATGGCGGCGATTACAGCGACCGTATATCCTCCGCAATGAATGGCGAGTAATTTCAACACTCCCACTTGCCAGAAATTTCATAAAATTATATATTTTGGAGGAATACATGTATTATTCCCCCTCTGAGGATTGTTATGCCAGAAAATGTAAAGGTTATCCAGCACCCCGCTGATGAGAATGGCCAGGTAAACCTCGATTCCAATATCGAGAAGCTTGCTGACTGGATGAAGGACAAGGTTAGAACCAAGAACAAGAAGGGTAAGTTCGATGTCGACATCATGCTGGAAAACATGGTTGAGAACATCGGCGATGGTCAGATTAACGCAAACGGGCTCCTGATGCAGGCACAGATTCAGCTGGCTGACCTTGAAAAGGAACGTGTCGCATTGTGGGCAGAAGAATTTGAAAAGTTGATGAACAGCAGGCAGCCTTTCGAGAAGACCAAGGATAACGTGACGATGTTCCTGTCTGGAAAGGAAGCGATTGCCAAGCTGGACCTCAGAATCAAGAAGAAGCGTGCATATATCGAGAATTTGAAAGGATTTGCCGATGCCGTCAGGTATTATCCAAAGAATGTCCAAACCATCCTTGACCTGAACTCTCTTGCGGTCGAGTCTGGAAAGCAGGGCCTTATCGACCTTGATAGTGAGGAGGGTGAAGGAAAATGACCGACGAAACTTTTAATCCGTTTAACATGAACATGCCGTGGGATGTGGACCCGAGTACGGAGCCCGCTCCCGCAGAGAAGCCTGTCGAAGCCAAGGCCGAACCGCCACATGAAGACCAACCTGAAGAACAGAAGACGGATATCTTCACTGCGTTGGAAGAAAAGTTGAAACTTCCTATCGGTTCAACCAAGGAAGGAATCGAAGAGACCAAGCAGATGGTCAGGAAGATTCAGGCGAAGACGGCGATATTCGAGACCAAGGGAACCGCCCTTCTCGCCCAAGAAAAACTCGGGAAGCTCACTCCTGAACAGCATTTTGCCGAATGTGCAAGGATTAGGGCACAGGCCAACCGCCTTTACGACATATCGTCTAACCTCATGGATAAGCTGAACGACCAAGTCGAAAGTTCTCTTGACATGACAGACAAGATGTGGTCTGCAGTAAGCTCGATGATTTCGAGCGTTGGCCAGAGCCTTGAACGCCTCTTGAAGGTGACTCAGGAACTCCGCAAGGAAGAAGACCTGCTTACCATGGAAATCAAGGAAGCCGAGGATGCCAAGAAGCTGGCTAACGACGACGGAACCATGGATGCAACCCCAGATGATATGAACAAGCTTATCCTGTTCTTCCAGGAAGAAGAGAAGAACGCAAAGCAGAAACAAATTGAAAACAAGGACGCAGCAAATGAGTAAAATCGGAATCATCGGCGACATCCATGTCGGCCAGACATTCTACCACAACCAGCCCATTACAGACTACCACAACAAGAAGCGTGATGAGCTGTTCGATAAAATCATTGACGAGTTCAAGAAGGAAGGTATCGATACCATCCTGTTCAGCGGCGACATCTTTGATAACCGCAATATCATCACGGTAGAGTCCCTCCACTATGTAATCGACCTTTTTGCCAAGCGCATGAAGGATTTCAAAATCATCACGATTACTGGAAACCACGACATGCAGTACGAAAATTCCGATTGCCTTACGTCCTTGGAATTCCTGCATTACCTCCCGAACGTGACCCTGATTGACAAGGAGCCCGTTGCGATGCAGTTCGGCAAGGCCACATGGCATCTGTTCCCGTGGCTCGGCACTGCTGAAAACAAGGCTAAGGCTCTTGAATATATGAAGGCTGTCGGAAGCACTCCTGAACAGAGGGCTGTAAACGTGTTCTTCGGTCATTTCGACATCATGGGTATGCTGATGGAAGGCGGCAACATTTCGGTCAGCGGGTTTGAACCGACTGAGATGGCCAAGTACTGTTCCTATGTCATCAGCGGTCATTACCACTGTAAGTCGGCAAAGAAGATTGGAAACACCCGTTTCGTCTATCTCGGAAGCCCGTATCACCTGTCGTTTGCCCACCTGGATACTGTCCCTGGTTACTACACTTGCGATACGGACACGATGAAACTCAATTTCATCGAAAATACCATCGGCGAACGCTATATCGAGGTCAACGACTTTGACGATATCGACGCCCTTCCCGAGCTTAGTGGACATCTGGTCAAGTACAACAACGACGTTACCAAGACTTCCGAGGAAGCCATTATTCCGCTCGACAAGTTGAAGGCGAAGAAGCCTCTCCATGTGTTCCAGTCCCCGTACGGCAAGCGTACCGACGAGAGGGACCCCGAAGATGCCGTTGCCATTGTGGAAGAAGACGACGAGGAAGCAAAGAAGGTTGTGACGATGAGCCAGATGGAAGTCGCCCGCCTGTTCATGGAAAATGCAGAGACTCCTCCCCCGACTTTGAGCGACGGAAGCAGTTCGAAGGATAAAATTATTTCAATGATTTCCAGTTTTGATGCAACGTAGTTGAAAAAATGTATTTTACTAACGTAAATAACAACCTTTTACGTTAGAAGGATACTATGAAAGCTACTGAGCTGTACGACAAACTCATTGAAGAAAAGGTCAAGGTTAAGGCTGACGTTGACATCATCCATGTTAACGATGGTGATTCACGACTCTTTGGCGGTCGTTTTAACGAAGATTTCGCCCATCTTTGCCCGTTCTACGACACTCTATGCACATTCAACCACATCTCGATGACATCGGGGATGTTCATCAACCTGTATTCCAAATTGGCTATCACCAAGGAAACGGTGGTTATACTCGACAACATCAAGAATCCTGCGGTTTTTGAAGTTCTCCAGAAGATGAAGTTCAGTAGTTTCCAGAACACTGTCGGCGACACTGTGCTGGATACTGCATACAACAAGGACGACAGCGAAAAGGTCAGCCTTGAAAAGGAAATGAAAAACGACCGAATCCGCAAGATTAACTTCCGCATCATCTACCTCCTCGACGAACTGGTCTGGGACGGTGTCGGTGGTCGTGGCAAGAGCATCTACGAAGCCCGTGTTGTTGAAGACCTCCTCCAGGTGGCAGATACCATTATCGTTCCGACTGCCGAACTGAGGCATGCCCTTATCGACATCGGATTCGTTTCCGAAGACAGGAAGAACGACGTTACCATCCTTCCGTTCACAATCTCCCCGCAGATGTTCCAGGTCTACGCCGTCAACCAGGCAAGGACTTACAGCAGCGTTATTTCCAAGCCGAAGATTCTCGTGAAGGGTGCGGTCATCCCGAATAACGTGTGTGAATTTATCGTGGCCAAGCACAAGAAGTACAACTTCACCATTTGCACTGGTTCCGAACTCCCCAACGAACTGATGCTTCTCCTCGCAAATGGAGACGTGCGACACATCGTCCACTACAGCTCCCCGAGCGTGAACTACAAGAACATCACCAACACCTATCTCGATGAAAGGGATGGCAGATATGACTTCGTCATCCACTGTTCCAACACGCTGAACTACGACCTAGCAAGCGGCGACATCGACCCGATGATTTCCGTGGCATGCGGCTCCATCGCATACGCCTGTGTTCGCAAGGACTGGTTCACCCCAGAAACTCATCTTTGCGAAAAGACGGGTACGACGTTCACTCCGCAGGCGACCTATAACCAGATTGACAACATGATTAGTCATGAATGCATTTCTGCCAACTGGAACAAGCTGTATACTGAACAGCGTAATTCCATCGAGGCTAAGATTTCGGACAAGGCAGTGTCCATGGCCCGCCTGTTTGCCGTCCTTATTGGTAAGGACATGGTGAAGAAGCGTTTCTCTGCCGACTCCAACGGAGCTGAAAATGGAACCGACAACGGAACAAACAGCGGAAACGCCGAAGCCGAAAACTAATGCAGAGCCGCCACTCTACAATGTCATCAGGTATGACATGAAGTGGTACGAAAAAGGACATGACCCGCATGACTACAACTCCATGCGGGACATGTCCATTTCTGAACCGATTATCGTTGACAAGTATGAAGACAAGGAATTGCCCGACCCGATGAGCGAAAAATTGGCAAAAATGGTATCGGATAAACTTAATGAGGAAGCGAAAGGTAAGGAAAATATATCCATCGACCTGAAGAATGGACAGCATTATACAGGTCCTCGGTATGTCTACTCTTACTATGCAGGGAGATGATATGGGTTCATCTGAAAACTTGTTGAAACAGGCGGTCGCTCTAAGAAAGAAACTGGGTTCTATGCCGGAAAGTTCCATGATTTTTCAGGAGCCGCCTAAGAGGCATATCGTTAACGAACGACAGTCGGTTAAGATAATCAATCCACGAGTGAAAAAGTCGGTCAAGATTGAGGATACTGGGGATGAACCCGAGAATCCGCAAAATGCCGAACAGAGATGGTTCGACCCGAACAGGACTTTCCAACCGACGGATGCCAACAAGCCTCATGTAACTGACGACCAGTACGATGCGATGTTCTATCACGAGAAAGGCAAGCTTCCTCCTGACGACGTACATCATGTTTCTGGCGAAGAACTTGCACGCAAGTATTCTCAGGCTGCTGCGAACAGGGTTCCTCCCCCAGTCACACAACAGGAACCACAGCAGGGGTTCGTTCCCCAGGCAGCCATTCCTCAAAAGCCGCAGGAAGCGGTTCCTGTCCAGACTCCAATAGTTGATGTACACGAGCCAACAAAGCCAAACGAGGAAGATTTTCTTCCGCTCGACGAACTCCCGTCAAAAGGAGTGTTCTACAAGGGTCCCATGCTAGCACAGCCGTTGCGACTTATCGACATGCTTATGGTCGAAAACATGGACAACGACAACAAACTGGATTCGATTACCGAAATCCTAGACAGACGCACACGCTGTCCAGGCGGCTCGCAACAGATTGTCACTGGCGATGAGATATACACCCTGCAATACCTCCGTGCATCAACTTTCCCGAAAGACCCTTACACATGGACCACTTTTACCTGCAAGCATTGCGGAACCGTCGTTGACGACCCTGGCTATAAGATAGATTTCACCAACATGAGGTTCCAAACCAATGTTGACCCGATGGAGTTGGCGGAGAAGTTCAGGGAATACGGATGCCACCCAGTCGAACACATCGGAGGTGTCCCTGCGGTCGAAATTTATGTCAGAAGGCGTTTCCACGACTACTATTACAGGAACCAGATTGACGAGTGGAAAAGGAAGGGATTTACCCCTACCAAGCCGTATATGGCCCTCCTCAACATGGCTCTCTTGGTGGATATTCCTGGCTGCAACTCTTTGCAGGATAACATCGATTTCCTCGGAAACCTCAACAAGGATGATGCGGCAAGGTTCCTGTCCGAACTCTCGAAATGCTCTTTCAGGACCAAGACGATGGTGGCCCATACGTGCCCGAACTGCGGAGGTGTGACGGTGACCCCGTTCCCCTTTCGGTATTCTACATTCATTTCCTCGATACAAATTAGAAAGTCTGCGGAAACGTAAGATATACGTGACTGCGGAAACTTCCACCTCAGCCCTGGAATGCGACCGCATGTTCTTCCCAGAGTTCATCGAGTTGAGTAATTATGTCATCGACAAGATGAAATCCCGTCGAAGAGTGAATAAAAGCAACGAAGTGACCTACGGATAAGCCCGTAGGCTTTCTTTTTATAGCCCCGAGGTATAAACTATTGTTAGTTCATTACTGAGGAGTAATATGAATCCGTACAAGATTTTTGTGGAATCAATGCAGGAAGCAGGCATTGACCCGACTACGATTGAAGCGGTGACTGCCATCCACAACGTCATTTATGAGGCAGCAGAAAAGGACTCCGATGACGCTGACGACGACAAGGAAGACGATAAGGAAGAACCAAAGGAAGAGGAACTTGAAGCCCCCGAGGCGGAGCCCGATGTGCCCCCTGAGGAAGGCCTTGATGATGGCCCCGAGGATAACCTTCCTGAGGATTTTACACCCGAGGAAACAGCGTCCGAAGCGGAAGACGAGCCGAATGCCGACGAAGGTTCCAAGGCTATCATGTACAATATCCTTACCCTCATGAATGCCAAGCAGAGCGCCTACCAGCAATATCACTGGAACGCTGAAAGCAAGGCTCTCCACGAGAAGGCACAGGATTGCTACGAGCTCTACCAGTCGACCAAGGACAAGGTTGCCGAGACGTTGCAGGCTACGTTCAACGAGGACATCGATTTCAAGGTATGGTCTGGAAAGATTCCGAACCTGACCGACAGGAACGCCTTCGTTGCATCCGTCGACGAAGACCTCGACAAGATTTCCGAGTTCCGTTCTCAGCTCGAACACTTCGAGACATTCGGACTTAACGGAACGCTAGACAGTTTCATCGACGAGTTGACTGCAATCAAGTATCACCTCATCCGTTTCTTCGAAAACAAGAACGAGTAACCGATATGACAGATATTCTTGACAAAGCGGCATTGTTCTATGACAGCATCGACAAGCTTGGACTGACCGAGGCCCAATCAGCCGTCGTGTCCGCCTTGTTCGAAGAATGTTTCAAACATCCTGAGGCGAACTTCATCTACTACACTTCGGTGTACCCGCAGCAGTTCTTCACGTTCAGGGGAATCGAAAAGATATACGCCCGTACCCCGCATCTCGTAAACAGGTACACTTACTGGCTCCACAACGAGCTTGTGAACGGAAGGATACAGCGATTCGACTCCAAGCAGGCGTTGAAGGAGTTTATCCTTGCCAACCTGGAAATGTACTACACTCCCGAGTTCGGAATCAATGCCGAGCAACTCAACTCGACAAAGGATTTCAATATCGGTATCCGTCATTCGAGTGAAGGCGGTATCAAAGACCGAATCGAGGTTACGTCCGCACATACGGGAAAACCATTGTTCAACATCACTTTGACAACGGGTGACCAGGAAATGTATTCCAGACTCCCGATGAGGAATATAGCATAATGCGTAGGAATCCTGAAATTTTCAGCTTGCCGCCAGACCCGCTGCCAACCATGTGGATGACCCGTGACGACATGACGGAGTACATCAAGGCTAGGCTCGGTTATCCTGCAACGGAAATCGAGATGGAAGTCGAGAACAGGAACGGCCTTGGCCACATCGCCATGGCTATCCAGGACTCTCTCGACTACTTCTACCGCTACATGCAGTCCGAGGCGACTTACAGCGACTACATGATTATCCGTCTGAAACAGGGTATCATGGAATACAGGGTTCCAGACAATGTGTACCAGCTGGTGGACTTGAACCCGAGCTACGGAAACACGTTCAGCCCGATGATGGCATGGGACGTTGGCCCAGGTGAATCCCTTATGGGTGTGGGCGGTGCTGGCCTCGGTGGTCTGGGACAGTTCGACCTTATCACCTATGCAGGCGCCCTCAGGTATCTGCAAGATGTTAAGAAACTCGTCGGTACCCAGTACAGTGTTAAGTTGCACCCAGTCGAACACCGTATGCGTGTCTACCCGACACCGAAGACGGACAGGAACGCCATTGCAAGGGTGTACTTGAAGTCCAAGCAGGCCGAAGTGTTCGCCAACCCGCTGTTCAGGGACTTCGTTGTGTCCCGTGCAGGCATGCAGCTTGGTATCATCCTTATGAAGGATACGGTCACTCTCCCAGGTGGCGGAACGGTGAACGGACAGACGATTTATACTACTTGGAAGGATATCAACGACAAGAAGCTCGAAGAAATCAAGAACGAGGCCGCAAGACCGTTCATGATGACTGACTTGTCTAACTAACACTTGACGGTCGTGATGTTTTTATCTAAATTAGGAGGACGACATGACAAAGAAACATAAAAATACGGAATCTGTTTCCGCTCGGGAAAGCGACCTCCGTGTAAAGGAAGCTCCGGTCATGGCAGGGCCGTCCAAGACGACGGTTGATGCTCAGGCCGCTCCCTTGAAGAAGAAACGCATCAGGCACCGCCAGACAGTGAAGCTTCATAACAAGAAGCTTTCCGTGTCTGTTATTTGTGCGAATCCGTATCTGAGGCAGTTCTTGTAAGGAAGTGTTATGACAGATGAAATTAAAGCCAAACTGGTTTCCCGTTTGAAGGAATTCTTTACATTCCTCTTTTGGGCCGATGCCGAGCAAGTGAAAATCATGATGAAAGTCCTTAACGAGACCGCTATCATGATAAGGGTTCTTATGCCATACATGGGATGGAACACTGAAATACGGACGACGATTAACGGAGACCTAAATCATCTTCTCAGCGATGAATATCGTGGTTGGGCAGCTCTTGACGGTGCGTTCGACATCGTGCCGTTCATGAGTGAAACTAAGATATTGGTATCTACTGCGAACACATACAATGGAAAGCCAATTTCCGCTGAGTATACGATTAGGCCAGCAGATGGGGCTGGCATGAGCAAGCTTGTTAACCAGTCTTTCAAGCAGTTCGAGGACAAGGTTCGCCGTGAAATCTACGACATGAAGAAGGCTGGAAACTTCGTTGACGACTCTATCGAGGCCGAGGAGTCTTGGGAGACTGTATAAACTAAATTTGATTAAGGTACTTTTTATGGGAAGCGAAGTCTAGGGTAGAATTATGGGAGTCGAGAGTGCATTGCCGAGCATGATAGTCTCTGGTAACGTAATTGGTTACAGCGACCACAATGAAAACCTCTATAAGGAACGTGATGTCATAGGGGAGTTCAACCGTCGTGCAATCAACGCTCCTGGCTATGGCTACAACGACATCCTTGCTACGATAGAAAAGTTCAAGCAGAACCACAGCTACGAGTTCGAGCCGCTTACCGAAAGAGACCGTAAGGAAATCTGTTCTTCAAGCGTTAGCACCCCTACTGGAAGCCTGTCGACGATTGTCGAGAAGGGTCCGTGCGGAACTTCCGTCACTACGGTGAAAAATCCTGCCGAACCTATGGATTCCGATGTGGCGAATGCGATGGCCATGCTGAAAGACTGCATACTACAAGGATAGAATCATGAAACAAATATACCTAAAAATAAGCGACGCTAAGGAAACCCCTTATGCCAGGAAGCTGCGGATAGCGGAGACCGAGAACGGTCGGAAGCTGAGATGCAGAGTGGTTCAGTCTAAAAAGAAATACAAGAGAAGTCGGGAAATTCCCGACTTTAATTTTTTGTATATAAAAGGCTTGCAAGTGTATCTAAAATGTATTATATTTCCTTACAAACAAGAAAGGAATGGTACACATATATGCAAAAATTCTGGATAAATAGACTAGCTGCCGTTCCTGACATGAGGAACTATGATAAAAAAGGAAGTGGTGTATGTAGATAAAAAAGTATTATCCGACTCATATAAAACATCACAAACATACATAAGCGCATTAAAGTCAAAACTACAGATGGAGAATACTGGCGCCCTGATAAATGCAATAGTAGGCATGTGCAAGAAACTGCTAACAAGCGACGACATGGTTAGCAGGCGTAAGTATAACACCTATCGAGACATCGTAATCGGCAATTACTCGCTTTATCTTATCAGATTGTACAACAATTACGCAAAACAGTATTCACTGGACGCCAACGACCTTGTACATCTACCGTATGTGCATTTTGGCACGCTAGTGAAAAATTTCAATCCAGAAGGCGGCGCATCCTTCAATTCATATATGGTGCTTTGTCTTCATGGTTACATCAAGAAATTCATATCCGAAGATGCACTGGTATACGTCAACCCGTCCAAGAAGACGACATTGACCTATGTCGAAACCACTAAACAGGGGAAGGACGGCGAAGAAATTGAATATCTGCGTTCGATAGACCCGTACGATGCGGACTCACAGGGCAAACTGCAATTTGCCTCGAAGCTGCTGGACACGTTCGACCCAGAGATGCAGGAAATATACGGATACCTGGTAACGACAGAGTCGCCCAAGCTGGCGACAGATGTATATGCAGAATCCCACAATTGTAGCAAGGAAAAGGCGGTGCTCTTACTGACCCGAATGCGTAGGAAAATACGCTTGGCATGGAGCGCTAAACGCTAATTACAGGAGGAATCCATGAGTTTATTCGGTAACAAAAAACTTCCCAAACCGCCAACATATCCCATTCATGATATGGTGGACGATGCAATCAACGTGATAATGGCGTCGAGCTATATCGCAAGGAACCGAGAGTACCTTGAAAAGATGGAAAGGGTTGAGTTCGTCTACACCCCAGAAATGATAGCCAATTCGTTCGCAAACTATGCTGGGAACAGGTCCTATAAAGTGTATACCTTCGAGGGATTGAGCCTCCTGATATGCACGTGTGCCGCCGTATTCACTCTCTATACCAAGAATCACAACTTGCATCAAGTGAAGCGTGCCCTGAAATGGCTTTTCGACAAGACGCTATACGAGCTCAAGGCGTATAACGATGACTGGGATGCCGTGGACGAGGAAAAGATTGATGAGTTCTACAAGAAGTTCCCCGAATATCGTGTAAAGGAGTACTACCCGCAGTACATGGAACTTGGCCGCAAGATGATTACATTTGTTCTCGGTCATGAAATCGGGCACATCATGCTTGGACACATGGACCGCACCAACGGTATCTCCAACAATGTTTCCCGAAACAACGAACGCTCATGCGACCTGTTCTCCTGCTCGATTCTGCAGGGTACTGGATTTGGCAGCTCGTTTGCCGAAGGTGCCGTGTTCTTGACGCTTATCTTCTTCTTCATGGACGATACTAAATACCGAAACCACCAGTACGGAACCCACCCCGGCCACAAAGACAGGGTTATGAACATGGTTCAGTCCTTCAAGAATGAACTCCTGTACGCAAACATCAGTGAAAACGATATCATGAATTTAATGAGGTAATGGAATGAGCAGGTTCCTGTATATTTATACCTTCTATTCAACCGACCCGTGCCGTCTACGTAACTTCAACGCTTCAATCGAGCAGCTTAAAAGTGTCGACCCAGAGGCCGATATCTGTGTTGTGGAACAGAACGGGTTGGCCGAAATTCCCGAGACCACTTTCCACCACAAGCTCGATATCGACGATACCAAGTTCCACAAGACGGAACTGCTGAACTACGCAGTCAAGAGTCACCCAGAGTATACGCATTACGTCATGATTGACGCCGACTCCTGGATTGATGCAGGGGTTGTCGATAACCTCCATGCCCACTGTGATGACGCCCCGCTTGTATTCCCGTACGAGATATGCGTGTACCTTACCGAGGCACAGACCCGTCGTAAATGCCGTCATGAAGCGGTTGACATCCCGCTTCGGTATAACTCCAACATTCCAATAACCCGCCAGACGGGCCTCATAAACTGTTTCAGCAAGGCGACTTACGAGCAGGTCGGTGGGTTCGACGAGGAGTTTGTCGGATGGGGTGCCGAGGACGATGCGTTCGTGTTCAAAATCCGCAGGGTTACTGGAAAGAGGGAACTTCGATGCAAGGGCGGTGCCGTTCTTCACCTGTGGCACAAGAAGGCAAACGACCGTTCCTATCTTGAAGGGTTGCAGTACAAGAAGAACAGGGCTTACTGCTCCCTGATGCGCCGCATGACCGACAATGAATTCAAGAAGTATCTCAACAAGGAACTGACCCTTGATGCGATTTACAAGGATTTTGCCGAGCGTGGTGGAATCGAGGGCGATGCCATCCTGAAGGTTGGCCCGAAGGTCAGGCTTAATGTAAATACGTCCATCTACTACGTCCAGTCTCTTACCCCGACGATGACCGAATTCCTCACCGAGGTATTGGCCGAGGACGGACCAGACTATGTCAAGAATTTCGTAAACGCATTTGTGCAGAAAGAACAATCGTACCCCGAAGTATTGAAAGAGGTCGAGAGATTCTACGAAAAGAACGGTATCACGAATGATTAGCCACTTCCAGAAAAACCTGGCGGGCGGAGACCAGTCCGCCCACAACCAGCTTGCAATATCCATCGCTTCGGTGCGACATGACATGAGGTTCCACGAGGACGCCTTCGTCAGCCGCCTCTATGGTTTCTGCGAGGGTGGGAGCCAGTGTTCGGTATCGTCTATGGAACGCTCGTACCGCAGGGTCTACATCAAGTACGATTCCGAGGCGGACTACGTGATTCCGTCTACTTACCGAACAATCGAGTTTGGCGAGGGGAAGACCTACCTGACTTATCCCGTGAGCGGAGACTACCACAGGCTGTTGCCGAAGGTTGACCAGACCGTGGCCTATGGAAAGGTTCGTTCGGCGGAGCAGTCCGAGCAATATATAGACACTTTGAGCAAGATTGGTGGCAAAATAGTCCTTGCCAATATAGGAGAAAAAGACTATATTTACAAGATAAAGGACGCTCTTGATGCACAAGGCATTACGGTCGTCATCCCGACAAACCATTCGTTCCACATGCTCGATACATACCTGCGTTCATCTGCGAGGCTCGTGCATTTTGGTAACGGGAACCACGGGATGATGTTCGCCAAGGGATGCCTATACGCATTGGACGGCGTCGAGTTTATCACGGATTGCGACAAGGTTGTTCCAACCGACCTGTCACAGTTCATCAAGGAAGAACGGTTATGAGTGAAAAGTGCGACAAGGGTTTAATCCTGAAGATTCATATGGCAGGAAGCGAACCAAACGAGTTCAGGAATGTCGGCATAGAAGTGTACGAGAGCCTGAAACGTGACCTTGCGTCTGGACGCCCTTTCATAGAGTTCTCTACGCTCATCCAGAAGGGTGACGAGAGCTGTAACCAAATGGCCCTTATACCGACTATCCACATTCAGAAAATTACGTTGGAAGAACCATCAACCGCCGAAAAGGAAGGGAGAGAGTAAAATGGACGAGCTCGATTTGCTTACAGGAGACATTCCAGAAGAGGAAAAAAGAAGTATCCCAGTAGCCAAGGGTGGATACGAAATGTGGGTGGTTAAACATCAGCCGCTTACCGTTGACAAAATGGTTCTTCCAGCAAGCATCAGGAATAAGGTCGAGACTGCGTTGCAGCTCAATGCGTTTGGACATTATGTGTTCTACTCGACTGCATCTGGAACTGGTAAGACTACACTATCAAAGGCGATTCCTACTACTCTTGGAACTTCCTTTAAGTTCTTCTCCGCACGTGAGCAGTCAGACATTTTCACTGACATTGAAAGCTATGCTGCTCTGGCATGTCCGAATGGTCTACCGAGGTTCGTTATTCTCGATGAGGCTGACCATCCGAACAGACCCGAGGAATTTTACAGAAAGCTGCAAGGTCTTATTGAAGATACCCAGAGCACAATCCGTTTCATTTTGACGTGCAACGCTTTCCATCGCCTTCCAGACGCAATCGCTTCACGTTGTTTCTCGGTATCGTTTGACTACCCCAAGGACGACAGGGACGTGAAGAATGCAATGTACAAGAAGATGATGGAAATCGCACAGGAAGAGACTGCTCCTTACAATGGTACTGTTGACAAGAACACTGTGGCTGAAATCGTTGAGAAGTGCTACCCAGACATGCGACTGATGACATCAACGATGTTCAACAACTTCCTTGAAAACCGTTGCTCAATCAAGGGTCAAATCACGGTTGTTACCACCGAGTACACGAACAAGTTGGTAGAGTTTGTGCTTGCTGGTGACGACATGGGTGCCCGTAAGTTTGTCCTTGACAACTATGTTGACTTTGATAGCCTGTTCCACAAATTCGCCGACATCATCATTGAGAAGAATATCCTTCCTCCGATGGCAAGGCTTGAATTCTGTGTCATTACGGGCCAGTACGAACAGATGAGCGAATTCCAGGTGAACCCTTACACCGTCGTCAACGCTTACATATCCAAGGTTATCCTCTTGTTGTACAAGTACGGATTACTGAAGATGGCTCAACCTACGGCAGGCTAGAATGAAATTCAGTGTTTCACAATTTCTTAGAAACCGCATGGCTGGTGTTCCTGTTTCTGTCGAGGAAGAGGAAGTATTTGAGCCGTTCCTTGTGCAGGTTGCTCTCGAACGTGACCCGAAGGTAGACGACATCCTGCTCCAGACAAATACCCAGAGCTTCTTCCATCTTACGAAGAAGCAACAGGCTCACGCATTTGACTGCTTGCAGGGAATGCGTTTGAACATGCAGTACAATCCTACAAGAGGAAAGCGTGTTGCTGAAATCAAGGCGGAAATCTCTGCATACATGAAAGAATTTGGTATGGATTACAACTCTGCCAAGGCGATAGTGCTTGAAAAAGTTGGAATGAAACTATGATTAGCAACAATGCATTGAAAGAAGAAGGGAAGATTTTTACCCCGTTGTATATTGTGAACATCCTTCTCGATGTCGCAGGGTACACGGATGCCGAACATATCTTGGAAAAGCATTTCATTGACAACAGCGCAGGCGATGGAAACATCGTTGTTGCCGCTGTTTCCAGATATTGTGTCGAGTATATTCGTACCAAAGGAAACAAGCGTGGATTGAAGGATTCATTGGAAACCTATATCCACGCAATCGAACTCAACAAGGCTAACTTCCGCCAGTTGAAGAAAAGGCTTGACGAAGGCGTTTCCGTCTACGGTATCGTCGATGTGAAATGGGATATCAGATTAGCTGATTCCCTAGCCGTACATGACTATGACGGCAAGATGGACTATGTCATCGGCAACCCGCCTTATGTCCGTGTACACAATCTCGGGAAGCTGTACAAGGAAGTCAAGAACTACAAGTTTGCAGACAAGGGAATGTGCGACCTCTACCTGGCTTTCTTCGAGCTTGGCATCAGGATGCTGAATGACACGGGTAAACTCTCTTACATCACCCCGTCGTCATGGATGCATTCCACGTCGGGAGCGGCGTTCCGTAACTACCTGTTGGAAAACGGAAATCTTTCGTGCCTAATCGACTTCGGCCACAAGCAGGTGTTCAAGGGAATCACGACCTACTCGATGATTACCTGTATCGACAAGAGTTTGCATAATTCTAGGGTCAAGGTCGCCAACTTCAACGAACTGGACCAGATGTTGAACGACAACTGCAACCAGCTGTCCCTGGATGACATGAACATCGAAGGGAAGTTCTACATCGGAAATTATAGCGAATTGAAAGAACTTCGTGATATAAAGTCTGGCAATTATCCGAAGAAGGTTATTGTTAAGAACGGTTTCGCTACCCTTGCGGACAAGGTGTTCATCGACGCCGATGACCTCCCGAGGATGTACTGCATTCCTGTACTGAAAGCGTCTACTGGAAAGTGGGGAACCTGTTTCTACCCGTATGACGTGGAAGGACATCCGATTCCGAAGGAAGACCTGATGAAGCCTCACCGTTTTGGCGACTCTATGGACGATTCCGTTGAAGCCTTCCTTATCCATCACAAGGCTGAACTCCTGAAGGGTAGGAAGGATAGGGCTGGACTTGATTGGTGCCACTTCGGTAGAACACAGGCCATCAACGACGTGTACAAGGGAAAACTTGCCGTGAATACGGTAGTCAAGGACCCAGATACGGTAAAGGTGAACTTCGTTGACCCTGGAAAGGGTGTTTACGCTGGCCTGTACATCATGGGTAACGATTGCCGAGTCTCAGTGCCGACACTGACCGCATTGTTGACGGAAAAGAGATTTACTGACTATGTGGCTATGCTGAAGAACTACAAGAGCGGCGGATACTACACATTCAGTTCGCATGACCTGGAATGCTACCTAAATTACAGGTTGAGCCTTATCAAGGAACCGAGAATTATCTATATTGGATAAGGAATTGAATATGACGACGCCTAACAGTCCAGATTATTTTTGTAGCCTAGCCAAGCGGTCAGTACACACCGAAGCTAAGCTGAAATCCATTGTCCGTACACTGGTAAAGAAGTCCATGCCCGCAGGGTATGAACTTCAATCCGTAATCAAAATGGCCACAATATCCGTGACATATCGGGCGGCGCTTTGTAACAGGCGCAAGCCTGACAAGCGGATGCTTTGTGATTTCGAGTATAAGGATGGAAAGCTGGAAATTTGTGCCTCATGCGTAAACATGTTCAGCCAGTACTATGTCTATCCAGACAGGCCGTACGCTTCGAAATGCAGCAACGCAACGGAAACTTTCCCGTACAATGAAGAAAAGCTTACGGAAACCCTTAAAATCTTTGACACTTTGGAGAAAATATGAAAAGACAATATGTAAAACCCACCATGGAAATCATCGAAAGCGACCTTCAGACCCAGTTGCTTGCTGGTTCTGGCGAAGAATCAGGCAACCCGTATTGGGACCCTCCTGCAGAAAAAGAAGGATGTGAAACGCCGTGGTGGTGCCCGTAACAGGAGGACAGGAACATGTGTAACGATGAACGTGAAAATATAATGCACCTCAAATGCAGTGACGGAGTATTGAACTTTGCCCGTCAGGCATACGATGAATCTGAACTTGTCAGGGACTTAATCGAGAAGAAGCCCGAATGGATTGCCTCACATACGATGCGTGATGTGGCCGACGAACTCGAAGAACTCTACATGAAGTAGGGAGGAACGGTAAAATGAAACCGCTTAAATTTCAGCATTTTTATGGAACGTATGAGTCCAGGACTAGCGCTGCGGCGAAATGCTGCGAGTTTGTAAATGAGAATAAAATAGAGGTTGTATCTATCTCTCATTGCGAGTACGATGTCTTCCTTTATTATCGGGAAAAGTAATAACCGAACGAGGTCAATATGTCAGAATTGAGATGTCAAGCAGAACTCAACTGGTACGAGGTGGGCAAGGAAACTCCTCGTGACAGCATCCTTCTTTTCCTTGTCAGCGAAAAAGAACCTGAAATTCTGTACACTGGAATGAGTGTCAATGGTCAGTTTCGCATAATGGGTCAATTAGGTGGTATTCTACCACTTAAAGACACGAAATTCACTCACTTTGCATACGTGAACAAGAATATGCTTCCGATGAACTGCAAGCCAGGTTGTCTCGGTAGCGGTTGGCATCTTACCAAGGATGAACTTCCAGAAAATGACGAGCCCGTCGCAATCTGGCCTAGCTTCCAGGGGCGTCAGTTCGCCGTATGGAACAAGGAATGCGACTGCTGGGATACCGAGGACGGCGACGATTACATGTGCGACAAGGATGCTGTCGAGAAGTGGTATCCTATTAACTGGGGAGGGGTACAATGATTTCCGAAGACCAGAAAAAAGAAATCGATGAACTTGCCGAACAGATGAAGTCGGAGGTTAAGGAAGACCATACAATTCTTGATGTTCTTCAAGATTGGGCAGAGTTCTCTCTGACTGCTACATGGCGACAATGTGAAAATATCATAATAGCCGCATATCAAATCGGAAAAGAACATGGAAGAAATGAAGTGCGTGACGCTCAACCAAAGGTGGTAAACCATGATAACTAGAAAAGAACTCGCTGATGCGATGCTCAAAAACGACAAGCTCACACTGGGTGTGACCGAAAAGTTCTACGACCGTGAATCACAATGCGCCTACTGCGGCGACAAGGGTCAGGTTATTTTCGACCAGGACAACCAGGAACTTGACCGCTATGAAAACGACTTCTGTGTTGCCGCCCTTCCTGTCGAGTCGGTGAAACAAGCCATTGCTGCTCTGGAATACTACGAGGAGCATGGAGAACTTCCTGACGAAGAGTACGTGTAATAATGAGGTGAACATGAAACTCGTATATAACAGCATAGAAATTACATGCACCGTAGATGAGTTCGAGGAGTTGGTTACCCGTGGTCTTATCCCTGGGCGAGAATCCTTGATGGAAAAGTATAAGGACGACGACTGGATTGGCATGATGCGTAAGCTGGTTCCTGAAAAGCCGAAGAACGGGCAGCCTGACCTTCCGTCTAAGCCGCCTGTTGTCGCTCTATATGGTTGCGAGATGTCTAAGCCTATTGCTGTATATGGATGCCAGCCGATACCGTCAAAAGACTACGACCCTACTTATACATCTTCGCAGACGACAAGAGATGATAAATGAGGATGCTATGACATCGAAAAACAAGCACGAGAAACTGAACGGGCGCAAACTGAGTAGGCCAACTCCCCGAGATTGTAAGAGCAGTCAGAGGAACGAGCATGCAAAGCGTGGGGCATTCTATGACCAGAGCATACGGCAGCGCCTGAATATGGAAGCAAAGTCTGAAATCACAGATGCTGCACAGGAGTAACTATGTTCTGGTTTTTATTGGTAGTTGGTATAGGTGTTTTTGTCACACTCGTATTATGGGTGTATACGTGCCTTACCGCAAAGACAAACTTTTACCGTTGGGCGAGAAACGGGCTTCCTCACTGGCCTACCTATGAAATTTACTGTGCCCGTTACCAGTTCGGACCACCGTATGAATGGGACCCAGATTGTAGCATCAAGGCGGAATCTGCAAGTGCCGCCGTAGAACGATACTTGAACTGGTATCATCGTACCCATCACAAGCGGCACGAACTTGAACATGCTGGCCACTTCTGTTCGACGACCTATCAGTGGGGTAAAATCGAGGTTGTTAATCTCAGGACCAAGTGGCGTAGTTATTTTAGATAAGGAATTTTATGGCAAAGCTTGAAGTGACTAGCGTTAGAGAGAAGGAAGGCAGGACTTGCTTCTACTGCAACGATACCCTGATTTTCAGTTCTCCCACAAAGGTTCCTGAGAATTTCCAGGTATCTCAGGAGGCATGGGACGATGCTCGTCAGATGTGCGTGGATGCCCGCATAAGGGGCAACTGGGTTGGCGAGGATATTACCAATCCGATTCCGTTTGAATGTTAACAATAAAATGAGGAATAGGTGATATGAACCCAAGTTCAAAACTAGAAGCGGCCCTCGACTCGATGGGCTTGAATCAAGAACAGAAAGGCAAGATTCGTGATGCTTACACGGAAGATTTGCGTAGGCAGACCGACAATATCGGCGACATGATTGATGCGTTCAAGGAAAAGCTGAACAAGAACAATACCGAGGCGCTCAACAGGACCCGCAAGGAAGTTACCAAGCAGATGTGGAATAATAACCGCATTGACTTGGAGAATGAAAAGGAAAAGCTAGAAGCGGAGTTCAAGAAGAAGCACGAGGCTGACGAAAAGCTTGAACAGAAGATGCTTGAAACGGTTAACGTCGCCGCCGAACGCTATGCCAATTACAGGCTTGGTGAAAAATGTACGGAAGGTGATGTCGAGGCGTTGAAGGCGTTGGCGAAGGACGTGTTTGAGCACCTGAAGGCCGAGATGAACGCCCCGCTGTTCATTGTCACGGTGACCTATCAGCACGACATGGATGTCGAAGACCGTAAAATCTACATCGGTAGAGACCCGGACAAAGCAAAGCGTGCATTCATGAACTTCCAGGAACTTTGGAACAAGGACCAAAAGAGTAAGTTGCAGAACCCGTTCAAGTATAAGGAAAGCCATGGTTATTTCGAGGGGGCCAAGTATCTGGACGACGAAATTACGGGCAAGCAGGCGGATGAAATGTTGTCCGACGCCCTCGACGAGGCCATTGCGAACAAGCATGACTACACAATCAGGCCAGAAGATATCGGCGAGGAACTGGACTTCAGTGTTTCCCCATGCTCTCTGGAAGTGCTTGTAGGCGACTACGAAACATACGGCGGAATCTGATGAAACCCACAGGAGGAAATATGAAAAAGGATAACCTGATTAAAACAATTGAAAAGGATTCCCTGGCGGAGGATGTCGCACACCTAATCGTTAACAAATGGGGTATCAACCTCGTTTCCGTAAAGAGCATAACGATTAACCGAAAGAAAGACGGTCAGCTAAAAGACCTGCACGTCGAGTTCATTCCAGCCTAGTTTAAGGCAAAAAGAAAAGGGCAAGCATTGCTTGCCCTTTCTTAATTTCACGCCTATTAGACGTACTTGTATCCAGGCGGAATCCAGATGGTGAACCTGTCGTACTGGAACGTTGCGTTCCAAGTACCGAGGTCAGCCACGCCGTAAGTTCCCTTCTTCGGCAACTTGACGGTCTTCGGCCATGCGTTAATATACGTGATGGAGAAGATGCAGTCACCGTACATCCAGTCGTAGTATTCCAGCGTAACCGTCTGGTTACGGAGGAGCTGCACGGTCGGGTTAGGCCAGTTGGCCTGTTGGCCGAGACCGAGGTGGATGTGGTTAGAAGAGTCCTGGGCGATACGGTTCGTCTGCCAGTTGGCATCTGAACGGTTTGCCAAGGTGAGTTCACCCGTGTTGTAGATGAGGTTACGCCATTCCATCATGGCTTCATACGGAGCCATATCTTCGGTACACACACCGCCGATGGAGAATGTACCATCGAGGCCGTGCTGACCGACAGGATAGTGCTTGTTGAAGCCCATGTACTGGAACGCCTTGGATTCCAACTCGACGGCTGGAATGTCAGGCGGTTCCTGGACGTAGAGAGCAAAGGATGCTTCGCCGTCCTGGATGTCGAACTGGTCATGGTTTTGAAGGCCCATGCCGAAGGCGTGGAAGATTTCTGTGGAAATCAGCATCCTCCAACGGCTGGTCCTATACGGGTCGGCGAGGGTGTCAATGGCAGCGCCAAAGAACACCTTTTTCTTCAATTCGTCGTCGATTGTCTGGTTGATACCCATAGTTTACCTCCCATTACACATAAAGTGAAGTGGTCTGAGTGTTGCTAGAACCATTGGATTCAACAATAGTTCTCAATGTAATCCAGCGAGAGGTCTTGGTTGGCTTCAAGCGGAGGTCAACGTGCAACTCGTTCCTGTCGATTACGTCAGGCGTGTTGTTCGTGTCGTCGCAGATAGCCGTACCTGAGTACAAACCAGCCGGGTTAGAGTTCATGATTGCATCGAGCTGAGCCTGCAGGTCCGACTGGATGTTCGTACGCAGGTTGGTGGTGTTCAACTGGAAGACCTTCCTATCGAGGTAGTGATAGAACATCTTGTGAATACCAGCCAAGAGCATAGCGACATGAATCTGGTCGAATGCTGAGCTTTCCTTCTGCATCGTGAAGTCGCCCCAGATGAACATGCCACGGCTGTTGAAACGAGTCGGGTTGACCCTGATTTCGGTCAGACGTGCGATGTTGGAATCAGTGTCTTCTGGATACTTGAAGGTTCTCGGATACTTTTCGGTTACGCCCCATTCCGTCGGGATGACAGCGTTGATTTCGCCAGCAGGCGGCAACCACCAGATACCGTTGGCAGCGTTTGCCGTGATGATGGAGGCCAGCTGTACGGACTTCACCACTTCGACGTTCATGAGGGTGTAGTAGCTGTCGAAGAAGATGCCACGGCCATCGTAGATAGCGCCCCAACGGCCCTTCACTCCGAAGCCCTGTGAACCAATCATCTTCCTGAGGGTAGTCTCGATGTTGGCTTCGCCTACGCCGTCAAGGATAGCAAAGCAGTCCTTACGGAGTTCGCAGACATTGAGGATTGCGGAAATGACCGTACCGTCGAGAACTTCACGGTCCTTCTTGAACAGGTTCTTGACACCAGTACCAGCACCGATGAGCATAGACACGTCCGTGCCATCCTTGTCAAGGAACAGGTTCCAAGCGTTTGCAAGGGTAGCGGTGTCGCTGTTGTTGGCTGGCGTGTATTCCCAGATGGCGTCGTTGATGATGGCCGGGTCACGTTCATCGTATGCGAGCATCGTGGAAACAGAGTCGAGACGTCCGTTTTCAACAGTCTGGGACATGTCGTAAGAGTTGTTCGTGAGGAAGTTGTCGAGGATGCCGCTGTCGTTGATGAGGAGCCTTGCACCGCTGTTCGTGAGAACAGAGTCGGCCACGTCACCAATGTAGAGGTTTCCGTCATCATGCACGTAAGGCACGATGGTTCCTTCCATATCGTAGCTCTTGCCGTTGAAGTGGTAGGTGATGTAGAGGTACATCCTTGCGATGGCCTCGCCTTCCGCAGAAAGCACATACACCTGCTTTGCAACGCCGTTGAAGTTCACATCTTCGTACTTGACGGATGCGAGACCCATTGCGTTGAACGAAGCACCGATTTCGTCGCTCACGAGGAGCTTGTCGGTACGCTGCATCACGCCACCGTTGTAGGTCGAGTATTCGAAGTCGAGCAAGTCGGTATAATTTTCACCTTCCTCATATTCGCCAGGAACGATGAAGTCTTCTTCCTGTATGCTAGACGGAACCGTCAGGTCGTATGCACCGAGCATATTGAATGTCAGGCCATCCTTGCCAGCCACCCAGATGTTTGCATTGGATGCCGTGAGGTCGACCAGTTTCCATTCGCTGTACTCACCGAACTTCGGTGCCTTTCCTGTGTCATCGAAGGTGATATCTCCGATGTGGCTGAGTATCACGATGTCTTTGAACGTGTTGATGTTCTGGACAACGTAGATATCGTTCTTTTTGAAGATTTTCGACGGGTCTGCTTCTTCTTGCTTGTTCGTCTTCTGACGGACGAATGCAACGAGGTCTCCGATACCATACTGTGTTGCCGTTCCGAACGGTACTTGCACGCCGATTGTGGTCGTCGTGTTGTACTTGGTCCTGTCAGCAGGGTCGGTAATCTGGGTGACGTTGTTGCCAAGGTAAGTGTTGATTGCAAAGCCTTCCTTGTTGAACGCAGCGAGGATATTCTTCGTCGTTGCAGTGAGGTTGATAATCTTGTTACCAAGAGAGGTGTTTCCTTCTACTTCCTCACCATTCTTCCCAGTGAGGGTCACTGAGCCAGAGCCAGTTACGGCAGTGACGTAGTATTCCTTCTTGCCTTCGGTGTCGAGCTGGATGATGTCATCGGCAGATACCGTTCCGACATCAACCATACCACGAGTCTTCAATGTGGACGGCTCGTCAATGAGGTCTTCTGGGAACACAATCGTAACGACGTACTGGGTCGTTGTCGTTGTATCCGTGTAAGTAACTGACTTATTGACCTTAGCTCCCACGGACGGAGCAGTTTCACTAGCAGCAACCGTGTAGGTCAATGTCCATACGTTGTTGTCGCTGGATATTGTTGCACCAGACACTGATGGATTACTTGCATTTTCTGGGATAGGTGCGGTTGCCGTAACTGTTTTGTCCTCTTCTTCGCCACCAGTCACCGAAGTAACAGTAAATTCTACCGTCTTAGTAACACTGGTTTCTGTCGTAGTTTCGACAGCCTTCGGTCCAGACACGTTTACGCCAACGTATTCTTCCGTTGTCGTTTTCCCATCAACAATGAATGTTGCCACCACGGAGTCTTCACCATTGATTGTATCCATGAACGCCTTTGCGTAAGCGTCTGGTGAATGGCCTTCTGTCGTATCAGGGTCAAATGTTGCAACGAGTTTGTTCGGGGTGCTAGAATTCCAGGTGACGTTAGTGAGGTCAACCGGGTTCAACACCTTGCTACGGTTGGAATTTGCATTCAACGTAACAATCTTTGCAGATGCGTCGCAGCTATCCTTTCCAACAGAAGTGATTTCGTACGAATCGAATTCGGCTACGCTACTATCCACATCGGCATCCAGCGTAATGGTTGCTTCACCGTCGACAGTGACTGTATCGACCGTACCAGTGACACTCTTTGTCGTATCGTAAACGAACTTGATGGTGTCGCCTGCTTCCAGAACGGCAGCGGACGGCTTGAAGGTGAAAGTCCTTCCATCAAGAGTGCTTAGGCTAACCGATTCTTTCGTCGGAAGACCGATGATACGTGTAATCTTGACGTTGGCATCAGGTTCACGCAACAGGATTGCAGAACCCATCTTTACCTGGGAGAAGTCAACGCTGTCGCCATTCTTGACATAGCTCATTTCGCCGTACTTCTTTACAGCACGGTTTGCGACAGCCGTCTTCACTTCGAGGTAGTCAACACCAGTCGTAGCGTCGTCGTTGTTGCAGAAGAACGATGCGGTCTTGGATGCCATGGACGGGACGTTCTCCAGCTCGGTTTCGTACTCGGCGACAACCTGAGTGTCCAAAATCTTGTTGACCGTCGCATACACTCCCTTCTCGTTCTGAACGAAGTTAGAAGCAGGGAAGTAGATTACATCGCCCACATTGAATGCAGGAATGGAGTCACAAACGAGGGTTACGAGCCTCTTGTTTTCCCCACCAATGTCTTTTTTGACGGTAGCGGTGTACCTGTCGGCAGCACGCCTTGCAGCGGTCGGGTCGCTGTTGACGAGAGCGAAAAGCACGATGTTGGTATCGGAACGCACGTCAGACGGCTTTCCTTCCTCATTGAACTCTTCACCAGCAGTCAACTGGAAGTCCACGTTGGAGTTCTCGGCGATGGTCTCCTGGATGGTGTTAATCTTGCGTTTACCACCGAAACCAGAGAAACCGTCTGCGATATAGCGGGTAGCGGCGAAGTGACGGATATCGAAGGACGTATGAATCACGTCGGTATCGTTTTCATCGCTGGTACGGGACTTATCGTAGTAGTCGCTCTTGGCAGCACTGCGGTCGAAAGACACGACAAATGCGTCAGACTTCAAGTCGGACTTGCGAACGTCGGTCTTTTCCACCTGTTCGCCGTAGGGACGAACGAAGTGTACGTGGCCGCCGTTGTTAAGCACGGCACGGGTAGCGTACATACCCATGTTCCACTTGGCCTGGTTGAACCCGAGGCCGAGGATGGAATCCTGATTCGCCGTATTGGTGATTTTCAGGATTTTGTTAAATTCGCCCTTAGGGGAGTAGCCAACAACGCCGCCGATTAGGGACGGGTTGTCAATGAAAGAATAACCTGAACGGTCTTCAATCTTGATGGCCACGCCTGGACTTCCTTTTCTAGCCATAATACCCTCATATTTGGTCATTACTCACCATAAAGTTTATGTAGTGGCCACAATTTTGAAAAAAATCCGCATTTTGACCCTTGCCGAATGGGCACTAAAAAATGTATCTTAAGGGTAAACTACAGGTACAGTATGAGAGAAATTAGGATACAACTCCATCGCCTGGCCAATTTTATTGGAATTTTGGGCGTATTTAAGGATTTCTTTGGGGATGAAGCCAAGCTGGCTAAAATCTACCGTGTTCTCATGGGAGGGTTGATTGCCTATATCATAGGCAGGACCGCCTACATGACCTACAAGGTCTTCAAGAACGGGTATGTAAAGGAGATTCAGCGTAGAGTCGACGACGATAACGAAGAGAGCGGAAACGGGTATGAAGACCGTCCTTCGCTAGACTTCGAACCAGAGGATGATGAAGAAGACACGGAAGGAGAGTATGGGTACTAATCAACCAACAGCAAAGCCTGTAATTAAAGTAGATTTCAGAACGTCGGACGAATGGAAGAAGTTCGGATGGCGTGAAAAACTGAGATGGGTCGCACACGTATTTAGGGACAATGTCGGCAACATCAAGGGGATGATTAACGACAACCTGAACGACCTGTTCACCGTCTTGCATGCGGCGTCCCGTACGGGAACTGTGTACCGTAAGCTTGTAGACCTCGGACAAATCACGATGGCCTCGAACAAGTTCCTGTCTGGACTGGAAAGCATCCTGACAAAGGAAACCCGTATCGCAAGCAACCAGTACGACTACATCTTGAAGTGGGTACACGCCCCGAGCGTAGACAACCTGTTCATCAATGATGTCGGAATCAACTCGGACATTGTGAGAACATTCGCCGAGAACGTCAAGAAGATTTCAGAGAGCGGTGCGTTCAAAATCAAGAAGATGGAGTACGAGCCCAAGACCAAGACGAACGGTCATGATGTGGCGGTTAACTACCTCCTCGAATACACGGGCGACGTGAAAGATGCTAATGGCATGGAAATCTTCATCCATTGCTCTTATTTCAACACGACCGACAATTCGGGTAAGATTCTGACAACCCCGACGAAGGGTACTTTCCTGTTCGCCCTGAACATGGAAGGCAAGAACTACCCTATTGTCGACAATCTCGAAAACAATGGCGACGGTTGCTTCGATGTATACCGTTCGATGCTCATGGTAGCATTGCAGAATTACGTCAATAGCCTTGACATAGCAAACAACTTCGTCAAGCTCGACCCGTACGGCGACCTCAGGGCGACGTCCCGCCGCAAGGTTCCTTTCAATATCAGGAATTTCGACAAGGAAGCCATCATTACCGAAATGAAGAAATGTCTCGAACACGGCAAGCGTCGTGGATACATGTTCATGGGCGACCCTGGTACAGGAAAGACGGAATCAATCCAGAAGCTGCTCGAACAGTTCACCGACCTGCCCGTATTCTGGGTTGACAGCTCGTCTCTCAGTTCCTACACGGCTATTCACGAAGTGTTCAAGACTCTTCACTACTTCCCGAAGTCAATCTGCGTTTTTGACGATATTGATGCACTGGACCTCACTGCCAAGTCGGACAAAACCACTGCGTTCATCGAATGCATGGACTGCAAGGATGACAAGCTGGCCTACAACGGAATCGTAATCATGACGGTAAACGAACCGACCCGTGTACATTCCTCAATCAAGTCAAGGCCCGGCCGCATCGACAAGATTATCTACATCAAGAACCCAGAGACGCTCGAAAGCGTGTTCGATGTCATCACCCAGAGATATGTCAGGGCGGACTGCCAGATGCCGTCCGAGTTCCGTATGACGAACAAGAAGTTTGTCTCCTGCATGCAGAAGTGCATTGACGCCAACTTCACCCATGCCCATATCGCTGGCATCATCGACGACATCATCTATCTCTCGGACACCACGGGCAAGAAGCTCCTGACCGAGCTTTCCTCCAGAATCGACGACCGCATCATGTCCATCAAGTATGCCAACATGAAGACAAAGAACGGGTACTTCGAAAAGGGGAGTCTGGGTGACTGACCGACATGTTAGAAACAAGAACATCTAGTTAGATTTAACTAGGTGTTTTTATTCGGTATTGCCCAAAAACAGCCAAATTCGACAAATTTTCCAAAGCGGCAAAAACCTCTAAAATTGTGTGGCAACTTCCCGAAAAGCGACTATAAACTACAAGCACACATTAAGGAATCTATATGATTAAGTACGTAATTAAAAGAGATGGCCGACGTGCCAAATTTAATCCAACTAAAATTTCTGACGCAATCACGAGTGCCTTCCTCGACAAGGAGATGCAGGTCGGGAAGAAGGAACTAGAAAATCTTACCGACAAGGTTTGTGACAAGATTGAAGCCTCTACGGACAAGCCGACGGTTAGCGTCGAGACTATCCAGGACATCGTAGAAGATGTACTCATGTCCAAGGACAAGTATAAGGAAGTTGCCAAGGCGTACATCCTCTACCGTGCCGAAAGAACCCGCAAGCGTGAATCGAAGAGCAAGATTATCAGCACCATTCAGGAAATCAAGGCTGCTGACCTCAAGAGTTCCAACATCCTGCGTGACAACGCCAATGAATCTGGAACGACCCCCGCAGGTGCATACGGAAAAATCGCATCTGAAACCAATAAGACTTACAACCTTCTCAATGTCGTGGATAGGAACATCGCCGAGCTCCATACCAAGGGCTACATGCACATCCATGACCTGAACCTTTACGACCTTACTTTCAACTGTCTTTTTGCCCCAATCGGCAAGCTTCTGGAAAGGGGTTTCGACTCTGGTACTGGCTTTATCCGTTCCCCCAAGTCAATCCAGTCTGCCGCATCTATCACCGCCGTAATCCTGCAGCTTCAATCTAACCAGCAGTTCGGCGGCATCGCTTCCGCAAACCTCGATTTCGAACTCGCCCCCTATGTGGACATGTCCTTCAAGAAGAATCTTGCTTGGATTCTCGCTTCCGACAAGGTGCTGGCCGAAAGAAGTCTTGGTTTCGACTCTTTCGACGACATCGACAATGCCGACATCGAGAAGGCAATCAAGAAGGAAGCCCACGCTATCCGCAGCCAGATGGCAAAGGACGGCCTCAGCCTCGACATGCCGTTCAAGGATGTCGTCGCAAAGTACGACCGCAAGGCTGTCGTTCAGGCTTACATCAAGACCAAGGACGATACCTACCAGGCGATGGAAGGCCTCGTACACAACCTCAACTCTCTGCAGTCCCGTTCTGGAAACCAGGTTCCGTTCAGCAGCCTGAACTTCGGTCTCGACACTTCCCGTTGCGGACGCCTCGTTTCGAGCAACCTTATCGCAGCCCAGATGGCTGGTCTCGGTGACGGACTTACCGCAATCTTCCCGATTCTCATCTTCAAGTACATGAAGGGCGTCACCTATCTCCCCGACGACCCGAACTACGATTTGAAGAAAGCTGGTATCGCATGTCTCGCACGTCGCTTCTACCCGAATGGCGTCGCCGTTGACAACGAGTTCAACGCCCCGTATATCCGCTACGAATACAATGACGATTTCAAGCTGACCGATGACACCCTAGTCAAGAAGATTGGTGGCGACCGTGTTGCCAAGTATGGCGAAGTCGCTTCCGAAAACGACATTTATCCTCGTTGGGAAGTCCGTGTCGAAGGCAAGTACTGGCAGATTTGCCAGGGCCGTCTGCAACGTCTCATTCCTGAAAGCACCGTTTCCACGATGGGATGCCGTACAAGGGTTCTCGGCAACGTGAACGGCCCGCAGCAGACTGTTGGCCGTGGCAACCTTGCGTTCCATACCCTGAACCTCCCGAAGCTCGCTGTCGAAGCCCGTATCGAAGCTTCCAGCGAAGCCGACCGTATCAAGCTCTTCAACGAAAAGCTCGACCGTATGCTGGTTCTCGCAAGGAAGTCCCTTGAAGACCGTTTCGAGGTCATCGCCAAGAAGACTTACGAGAACTACCCGTTCACCATGCAGCAGGGCCTCTACCTCACGTCCGATGACAAGGTTCACGATATCCACGATACCGTTGCCGAAGTCCTCCGTCAGGGAACCCTCTCCATCGGTTACATCGGCGTTTACGAAGCCGTTCTCGCTCTCACGGGCAAGACCTGGGGTAAGGACGACGAAGTGTTCGACCTCGGCTACGAAATGGTCAAGCGCATCCGTGACTTCTGTGACAAGACCCAGAAGGAAACCCACATGAACTGGTCCTGCTTCGCAACTCCTGCCGAAGCCGTCTGCGGAAGGTTCTGCAACATCGACATGCGTCAGTTCGTCAAGAACCCGTCTATCGAAGCTGACGCTTTCACTAAGGAAAGCGTTGATGCTGAAACCCTCGGCGAAGAAATCACCGTAAGGGATTATGCGACGAGAAATACAATTAAGGTTAAGTACGCCGACCTTCTCGAAAACAAGGCCAAGTTCATCAACAGTTACGAAATCCTCATCAACGACAAGTGGGGTCTAATCGACTCGATTACGGCACAGAAGCTCGGAGTCAAGTACTGGACCGAATTTGGCTATCGCATGTGGGGTAAGGGCTACCTGACCAACTCGCACATGCTCCCGTTCGCAATGAAGACCACTCTTGCAAACAAAATCAAGTGGGAAGCTCCGTTCCACAAGATTACCAACGCTGGCCACATCTTCTATCACAAGATGGATGGCGACCTCAGCAAGAACCTCGAAGGTGTGGAAAAGGCCATGAACGCCATGTATGAAGGTGGCATGGGCTACTTCACTGTGACGATGGATTCGGATACATGCATCGCTCCGCAGCCTAATGGAAAACCGTGTGGATTCCATGGTGTAATCAATGGCCGTTGTCCGAAGTGCGGCAATATGTTGGAAAAGTACATCATCCGTGTAAGGAGAATCACGGGCTACCTGACTGGTTCTCCTGCAAAGTCGATTTTCGATGTATGGAACCCAGCCAAGAAGAATGAACTGGACGACCGTGTGAACATCTAGTAATTCCTAAATGTGAGAAAGCCGTTTGAACCGAGTTTCAAACGGCTTTTCTGTTTGATAAACTATAATCGAAAGTTTCCCGACTATTATTATGAGCCCAAACCATAAATTGTTTGCAGACAGCCTAGACAAACTTTTTACCGACAGAGGAGACGCCTTGCTGATGGAAGCCGTCAAGGCTCTATACAATGCATGTTTCGGGGATTCATTGATGGAGTCGATATACGATTCCAACGGGCGGCCACTTACGGTAGACCATAGCCTCTATAACGTATTCTATATCCAACTGGAAGACCGAGCACGCTATGTGAATCTTGAAGAATACATAAATAAGGCAAAGAATCTGGCTGCCATGAGCAATGAAGAGTTGCTGGGTCAGGTTAGAGGTGTGGGGCGGTGGGCATCCAATGTCGAGCGTGACTATGCCTTTGACATCATGAAGGAACAGCGTGACATAGCGGAGAGGTTGTCCGAGGACGGCGAGGTAACAATAATTGAAAACAGTCCGACCATAGTGGGCACGTATTCCTTATTCGACCGTTACGGAACCCCCTGGGTTAAAGTAGAGTACTTTGTGGTTAAGGTTGCTTCATACGCAGGCAAAACAAAGAACACTGACCCAGAATGGTCCATGAGCCCGTCGATGCGTGATTCCAAGAGAAAAGAACGCTGGGATAACGTGCAGAACGACGAAGTATATGCCAAGCTGTATCGTGACGCTCGAGAAGACCACCCAGAAACTTACAACAACTTCAATGACTTCCGCATAGGCGAGATGACCGATGACGAGCTCAGGCTAGGAAGGGAGTGGGTAAAAGAGGGCGACCATTTCGTAAACCGCTGGGATAAATTTAAACGTGCGAAATAAGTTCATTATCCCTTGATTTCCATAAGTGTTTCCACGAGGCTCCCGTACTTACTGCTGGTGGAAAATTCCAGGAGGCCCTTGGTGGTGGCATCCAGTTCGTAGCCACGGTCGTACATGATGTGGCACCTGAGGACTTCGCACAGCCAGAATGCGTCGGCGATATCGTTCACTGGGGAGTCGTAGTTTCCCTTGAACTCCTCGGGAAACCATTGCGGATACATCTCCTCCCAGGCTTGGCACATCGCTGGCTTGCCCGCCTTGCCGTCACCCGTGGCGAAGTTCTTGTTCTGGTCGATGTTGTAGGCTATCACCCCGATTCCACGGTCGAA